GAAGAGTGTTGCTTATACTCGTCTTTGTTTATTGTGTATTCGTCAACTTCTTGGTTAGTGCAAAAAATCATGTCTTTATAGATTACATCTTCATCGTTGTAAACTACTAGGCCGTATTGCTGTCCTTCTGTTAATTGATAGATAGCGTTTAAGACTAAGTAATAACTTTCTACTGTTGGTGTTACTAAATACTCTGTTGTGCCCTCTTGACCGATAATAACAGCCTTAGTTGCTGCGTATTCTCTTGGTATGAATTTTATATCTTGTGCTGTGGCTAGTTCTTTAAGTACTATCATATTTAATAAACTAAATTTTGGTATTCTTGTTTTAATTGCAATAAAAAACCCTAGCACCGATTAAAGTACTAGGGTTAGATATGTTCTCCTTTTTATTTGTTATAACTGCTCTTTGAATTTCTTTACTGCGTTCTGAGTAAACTTCATAGTTTCGTCAATACTTTTAATTGCTGGAACTTCCTTAGGTGATATACCTAAACTTTTGACCTGTTTGGTGATTTCTGCTTTTGCTTTTGTCGCTTCTTTCATAATCTTTTCAGAATTTGAAATCAAAGAAAACAAATCGCTTTTCGCTTTGTCGATTTTATTAACAATAGAAGGTGCTTTATCTATTGAGGTTTTTAATCTTTCGTTTAGGTCTACAAGTTCTTTTGCTGTCGCTAAATCAACCTGTTCTGATTTTAATTCTACCTTTCTTTTGTTTAGCGTGTCTATAATCGCTCCCATGTTTTTAATGTGTTAAATAAAGCCTTGCCAATATGACAAGGCTCTACAAAGTTAATATAATTACGCTACTACCGTAAATCCAACTGCTAATAATCCAGCTTCGTTTGCTGTGTCAATAAAGTTAGCAGGAATCTTTTCCATTCCTTTTAGAGTCAATGTGTAACCGTTCAAATCAGCCATAACCGTACCTGAACTGATAACCATTGTTTCTAACTCTACACCATGTTCTAAACCTAGTAATCTAAAGTTACCGTTGTAATCTTCTACAATCACTCTAGGTCTACCATGAGATAAAAGTTTCATTTCTTTATGTGTAGTAATGTCTACTTTTTTAAGAACTACTGTTAAAGCTTGTTCTGTGAAAGTTGTACCGTTATCTCTTGAACTTGTTACCGTTTCGTCTAATACGTTAGCACCTTTAAGCTCGTATTTGAAAGCGTTAATAGTTCCTGCTCCTACTACTGTAGCAATAACATCTGTATTCGTTACATCGTATGTGTAACTGTCAATTTCGTCGTAATTGGTAAAGTAAATGTTTTTAAGTCCTCCTACCGAGTCTTTACATATCTCTGCTCTACCTGCTGTTAAATCGCACGCCATTTTTATTATGTTTTAATGTTTATATAAAAAAAGGGAAGGCTCTTTACCTCCCCTCTTCAATTAGTTAATTGTTTCTTAAACTGTTGTAGTTAAGTACCAAATGATTTCTTCTGAATTTACATACTGAACACCAGCAGTGTAAACCATTTTAAATCTTACTTGTCCAGATAAGTCTGACTCGTCCATGTCTTTGATACGGATATCATTATGGTCTGCCATCAATCCAGTACCGAAATAAAGGTTCTTACGTTGGTAAACTACGAAAGTGTTATCTGCCAATCCGTTGATTACTTCTAACTTATAAGTACCGTATCTTAACTCCATATCTGCACCTCCTAAACCGTTAGAGATACCAGAAGAGATAAGAGCTTGTTGATAAGCTAAAGCGATGTCTGGTGATACACCTACGATCAAATCTGACTTACGTCTTAGAGCTACTGGAATAGCGTTAAGTACTTTTTCGATTTCAGATACTACGTTAGCTTTAGTTACTGCTGCTCCTAATGGTGTAATACCGTTGTTCGCTTTAATTACTGAACCATCCGCTGTAAACGCTTTAACGAATCCATCAAAAGAACCTGTAGTAGTAGCGTCACCGTTCCAAATGTCGTTATCTGTTGCTTCTGCTGTATCTCCTAAGATTTCAGCTAATAAAGCAGCTTCTACGTCTTTAGGCATATTGTCGTTGTGTGCAGAGAACCCCATAGAAGCACTTGACCAAATCTGACGCAAGTCTTCTTTACAAATTTCCTGCTCGTTTTTGATTTTCTTAGGTGTAAGTAACTTCTCTGAAAGAACTACTGCACCTGTTGGTGTGAATCCACAAGAATAGTCTACTCTACCATCTGAATACGAAATCTTACGTAAAGACGATTGAAAGTCAATATCTGGTAATACTGTTACTAAGTTCTTAGAAATTGTGTCAGCTTCTTTAAATGCTGCTCCGATGATTTCACCTGCTACTTGTCCTGCGTAGTTAGATGATACTGTTAATGTTGTTGCCATTATTTTCTGTTATTTAAAAAGTTAATTAATCCTTTAGCTGGTTTTTCTTTACTTAAATTAGTAGCTTCTGGATTGTGTTTAATTGTTTCTACTTCTTCTTCTTTTGAAAGCTCTGTTGCTTTTTCTTGTTCCGCTTTAAATTCTGCTTTGAACGCTTCAAGCTCTGATTTAACTACTTCTGAAATTGCAAGTAATACCGATTCTGGCATTTCTTTTGAGAAGTGGCTTTCTTTTGTTACCGCTTCGATAACTTTTTTAGGAGTCGCTGGAGTACTTGTTGCACCTTCTGACGCTGCTACCTCTTCTTCAACTACTGGCTCTTCTTCTTGCTTTTCACCAATAGAATCAATCATACCCTCTTCAACTACTACTAGCATCATTCCGTCCTCTAGTGTGTACTCTCCAACTGGTAAAGCGATTAACTGCTCATCCTCTGTTTTAATACTTACTGGCTGCCCTGCTTCGAATACCTCTGCTTCGATAACCGTGACACCATCATCTAGCTTCATTGAAGCCATTTTAATCTCTGTAGACTCATTCTCTACGGCTTCACCTTTCGATAAAATCGCTTTGAATTGTTCTACTAATTGTGCTGCTTTGCTCATATTTAACTGTGTTATATTATATTAACTTTTTATTAAAAAATTTGTTTTATTTTTAACTTTTACACGTCTGATTGAACACCGCTAAACCTTAAACTAACCTTTGTATTGTTTACATCTGTAGTAGCTTCAAAATAAATCACCTCACGACCTCCGAAAGATACAGGTTCAGGAAATGTTATAGGTACGTTATTTTCTAACTGTGTATCAACTTCAATGTCTATAACTGCGTATCTACCTCCTGTCACCCTAGAATAAGAATATCCAGTAATATTAACAGTAGGGTTACCGCCACCACCTGAAATTTTAAGCACAGAAGCGTAAACAAAATTTAAATCTAACTTTGTGTTTATGGGTGTATGATAAATACATTGTTGTGTAACTGACTTTTCTGCTGGTATCATTGCTTGTGTTGTAGCGTCTACCGTTGCCGCAATTGTTATATCGTTATTATTGTATAAGTCGCCACCTAAAGATACTACAACGGCTCTATTGATTCCGTAACCACTAAAAGATGTGATGTCTCCGCCTGTACTACCTAGTGTATGAAAAGCTGTAGCTGTTTCGTAATTTTCATCAATGTAATCTATCTGTAACATTCTTGCACCAGTTCCAGACGCTCCATCCGTTGTATTATTGTATACAATAGTGAATTGTTGTAAAGTACTTATAACATCTGTGGCTGGATTGAAACTACCACCCCATGATGCTACTATTTCAGGGCTTGACGCTGTATCAATATCTGTATTATATCCGAATTTATTTACTATTGCATTACCGTTACCTCCACCCGTGTTAATTACTAGTTGTGATAAGTAGTCTAAAGATGATTCTTGAAAAGTACCGTCTGGTGCTGTGTATGTTAAATTGTTTTCTTGTGGTGAGTGGTCGCTCATAGTTTATTTTTTTAATAGTTGTTTAATAGTTTTGTAATTTGCTCTACAATCTCTTCATCTGTAAGTTGTTTGCTAGCTTCTAATTGTTCGAATCCTTGAAACATTCCCTCGATACTAAAACCTTTGTAAGTTCCTTTTTTAACTTCCTCCCATTCTGCATCGTTGTTAATCTTCATCATAATAACCCATGCTCCAACAGGTGCGTTAAGATTATAGATGTTAGATTTGTCGTTCTTTTCATCTTCTACTATCCAGCTTTCGATAACAGTACAATCTTTTACTGGTTTTTGATGTTCTGTAGTAGCGTTGTTTGCGTTAAGATTACGCATATAAAGTTCCTGTGTCTTTGAAATAGTCTCTTTGCTAAACCAGATATTAAACTCTTTACCGTTCTGCTTTCTGTAGATACGTTTTTCAGGCACTAAAGCCATGCCTACTACTACTCTCCTTTCTTCATCTGTTACCTTTAATTCTATACCGTGCGAAGATAAAGCGACCCAGTTTTCTTCTATCGCTGGTGACTCTACCAAAGAGACAGCAAATACACCGTCTT